GAAGAGAGGAGACCTCCCGCCGTTTATACCCCCCTCTGGCAATGTCCCCCCGAATTCCCTTGGTATTCCTAACGATTCATCAGGTGAATTCGCTTATGTGCCAACGGTATTCGAGCAGCCGGCAGCGGGTGCATTAGATTCGGCGTGGGATAGCTCGCCGTGGCTCGATTCTCTGCGCGATGTGCCGGCCGATGCCTCATGGCCGAGGCTCATGACGGGGCCGCACCCGGCAGCGGTGGGCTCGTGGGGCGCTGAGCTCTGCGAATTCGCGGAAGGATTCGACGGCCGGCCGCTGCGATGGTGGCAACGGCTCGTGGCTGCGCGGCTCCTCGAGTATGACGATGAGCAACAGCTCGTGTGGCTCGCCGCATTGCTCTCGACCTCGAGGCAGGTGGGCAAATCGTGGCTCCTGCGCAATCTCGCGATGTGGCGCATTCACCAAGCGGATTGGTTCGGCGAGGAGCAACTAGTTATTTTCACCGGCAAGGATTTGCCGGTATGCCGAGAGATTCAACGGCCGGCGCGCACGTGGGGCAAGCGGCACCGGGCCGAGGGGTACGGCGTTCGGGAGACCAATGGGCAAGAAGAAGTCATCGCGCCGGATGGGTCGCGTTGGATCATTCGCGGCCGAGACTCGGTGTATGGCTATGCCGGCACGCTCGGCATCGTGGATGAGGCGTGGCACGTTCCCGGCTCGGTGGTCGATGAGGGGCTCGAGCCGACGATGGTTGAGCGAGCTCAGGGGCAGCTAGTGCTCACCTCGACGGCACATAGGCGTGCGACCTCGCTCTATCCGAGCCGGCGCGCTACGGCACTCGCCGACGTGCTCGCCCCGAATGATGTGTTACTCCTCGAGTGGAGCGCTGAGCCGGGCGCCGACCTCGAGGATAAATCCGCGTGGCGGGCCGCATCCCCTCATTGGTCCGCGCGGCGCGAGCGGCTCATTGCGAGCAAACTAGCTCGAGCTCGATCGGGTGAAGGTGACCCCGAGGATGCCGACGATGATCCCCTCTCGGCATTCCGCTCCCAATGGCTCAACGATTGGAGCGTCGAGCGCGAGGAGCGTTTGCGCGGGCGCGATGAGCCGCTCGTGGGCGCCGAGGAATGGGCCGGCGCGCTCGAGCTCTCGGCCGTGCCGGTATTCGGCGCCCCGTGCTCGATTGCCGTCGAGGATTGGTACGGGAAAGGCTCGGCCGTGGCCGTTGCCTGCCGGCTGCCCGATGGGCGCATCCTCACATTCGGCGAGACGTACCCGAGGCGCTCGCACGCGGCGCTCAGAGCGACCGAGCTCGCCGGCCGGTATCCGGGCAGCCGATTGCTCCTGCCGGCGTCTCTGCGGGCCGCTGAGGGCTTTCCTGCGCCTCCTGCCGTCGAGGCGATCGTGGATACCGGCACGACCTCGACGCGCGAGGCGCTGCCGCTCATTCGGGAGCTCCTCGGCGAGCACATGCTCGTGCACGATGGGGGCGCCGACCTCGCCGGGCAGGCAATCGCCGCGCTCGTGGTGCCGAGCTCGGCCGGCCTCGCGATGAGTCCGCACTCGCCGCGCAGTGACCTCTTGCGCTGCGCCGCGTGGGCAATCCTCGATGTGGCTCGAGCCGATGCCCGGCTCGAGGCGCCGGCAATTTTCTAAGGGGGCTCGCGATGGGCCGAGTGGCGCAATGGTTCGGATTCGAGGAGCGTGCCTCGAGGGCGCCGGCGAGCTCGCGCATCCTCACCGCTACCGATGGGCGCGATATCCTCCTCAACTCGCCGGATGGGTGGGAGGTAGACAAACCGTGGCTATGGTGGACGGGGCCGGCCGGGGGTGACGGCACGGGTGGGCCGTTCGGTAACCCTCCACCCGGCGCAGACTCGATGGGCGCCGGCATTGCCTCGAGCATTCCGGCCGTGACGCGGTGCACCTCGATCATTTGCGACACCATCGCCGGGCTGCCGTGGAATCTCTATGCCGGGTGGGATCAGCTACCGGCACCATCGTGGATTACCGACCCACAAGCGCTGCGCCGCGATGGTCGAGTCATTGGGGCGAGCATCGATGATGTGCGCCTCTCGGCCGTCGAATTCTGGGCGCAATTCATTACCTCGGCGCTCTGGTTCGGCGATGCGTATTTGTATGTGCCGGTACGTGACGCAGCCGGGCAGCCAAAGCCGCCGTTGTGGGTGCTCCACCCGCATGACGTTGAGATTCGAGACGGGCGCTATTACGTAGGGTCGAGCGATGTGCCATTCGCAGAGGGTGAGCTCGTGCACCTACGGGGTGAGCCGCCGTATGTGGGTGGGCACGGCAGCGGCGTGCTCGATCGGCACGGGGCCGATCTGGGGCTCGCCGCGACGGTGCGCGTATTCGCCGGGGGCGCCTATTCGGCCGGGGTGCCGGCCGGATACCTAAAGGTCAATGCGCCGAACCTCACGCAGCCACAAGCCGACGATTTGAAAGCTCGATGGATGCAGCAGCATGGGAGCGGGCCGCGCTCTATCGCGATCCTCAATGCGACCACCGAATTTCACCCGATTGCCGTCTCGCCGATCGATGCCGAGCTCGGCAAGGCTCGAGAGTGGAGCATCCGAGATATCGCGCTCGCATTCGGGGTGCCGCCGTACATGCTCGGCGTGCCGGGTGACCAATCCACCTATGCGAACGTCGAATCGCGGATGATCGAGCTGCGCACGTTCACCCTCCTGCCGTGGATGCGCCGCATCGAGAGCACACTCGACGCGCAGCTACCTCGAGGCACGTCGCTCAAAATTTCCGCCGATGCGACCCTGCGAGGTGACACCTCGAGCCGGTATCAGGCTTACTCGGTGGCGCTCAATGGCGGGTGGCTCACCATCGATGAGATACGAGCTATGGAAAATAAACCGCCGTTGCCGGTACAGGCAACCAATCCGGCCGATGGAGTGCTGCCCACGCTCGAGGAGCCGGCGCCGGCACCTGAGGCTGCGCCGGCCGTGCTCGAGCCGGCCGTGCCCATCGGGGAGGGTGCCTAGTCATGCTGACAATGGAGATTCGCTCAGTGGATATCGAGGAGCGCACGATCACGGGCGTGTGCGCGCCATACGATGAGGTTTCCTACCTCGTGCCCGACCCATCGGGCGAGCGCATCATGCGCGGCGCTTTCAGCAAGTCACTACGGCAGCGGGCCGATAGGGTGCTCCTCTTTCGGGGGCACGATCACTCGAGGGCAGTAGCTCGCTCGCGCTCATTCGATGACAACGATGCCGGGCTCGTGGGGGTATTCCATGCGCGGCCGAGCGCGCTCGGCGATGAGGCGCTCGAGGAGGCTCGAGATGGTTACCTGCCGGGCATGAGCGTGGGATTCCGCACGCTACAGGCTCGCCGAGGTGACGATGGGGTGCGCGAGGTGGTCGAGGCTGCGCTCCTCGAGGTGTCGCTCGTGACGATTCCGGCATATGAGGGCGCCGCCGTGCTCGCCGTGCGCGGCGCCGAGGCTTTCACGTTCGCACCCATCGTGCTCGAGGAGGGTCCACCCGGCATGCCGTGGTGGGCGCACTAGTTGTCACATTAGCGCGCATCCTTACGCATTTGCCGGCGCACCCTTGCCTCGAGCCGCTCGCCGGCTCTAGCGTCTCGCTCATACGGGCGCCGCACCCTCGCCGCTAGCTCCGCTCGAGAGCTGGCACCGAGCTCGCACCGGCCGGAATCCAATGATTCCGAGCATGGGAGCGAGAAAATGATTACCTACCTGCGCCGATTGGTCGAGGAGCGTAACGCGCTCACCGGCGTTATGAGCACAATGAGCGATAAGGCTGCCGCCGAGGAGCGCGACCTCACCGACCATGAGCGAGGCACCATCGCTCAGCATCAGGAGCGGTGCGCCGAGCTCGATAAGGCAATCGAGGAGCATAAGGCGCAAGCCGAGAGCACTCGCGCATGGGCGAGCTTGCAGGATGCGCTTAAGGGGCTCGAGCCGGAGGAGCGGCCGACCTCGACCTCGAGCCGGCTGAGCGTTCGGGAGCCGGCGCCGGCATCGTGGGGCGAGACGTTCATCGGCTCACGCGAATTCGCCGAGTATCGGGGCGTGGGGCACTCGGGACGGGTGGAGCTCGGCTCGCTATTCGAGCAACGGGCCGCGATCGATACCTCTTTCGTGCACGTGCCGCCGTATGTGTACGCGCCGGGCGCCTCGTGGACCATGACTACCCCGCTCCTCGATGCGATGGGCAAGACTCGAGTGAGCTCCGGCTCGATCGAGTGGTACACCTATCCGGCTGCCTTCCCCCTCGCTGCCGTCGTGGCCGAGGGTGCGCTCAAGCCTGAGGCCGACGTGGTGCCGACGTTGCACACATCGGCGCTCAACACCTATGCGCATTGGAAGGCAATTACCCGGCAGGCGCTCGAGGATATCCCTCGCATTCAGAGCATCGTTGAAACGCAGCTCAGAGGAGGGCTCTACCGGAAGCTCGAGGAGGATGCCGCTGCCGCGCTCAATGCTGCCGTGCTCACTGCCGTGGATGGTGCCGGCGATCTCCTCGCCGGAATCCGCATCGGCATCGGCACGGTAGGAGCGGCCGGATACTCGAGCGCTACCACGGTGCTCCTCAATCCGGCCGATTATGCCGCTATCGATGTGAGCGTGATGGGCACGGCCGGCATTACCCCGCAGTCGCAGAGCACGCTATGGGGCGTGAAGGTAATTTCGGCCGCTGCCGTTCCCGTGGGAACCGCATACGTGGGTGACTTCCAGAACGGGCTCACGCTATTCGACCGGGGCACGACGGCCGTCATGATGACGGACTCGCACGCGGATTATTTCATCCGCAATATGCTCCTCATCCTCGCCGAGACTCGCGCGCTGCCGGCCGTCACTGAGCCGGCCGCGCTCGTGAAGGTGACCGAGGGCGTCGCGCCGGCCGCTGCCGGAGCTCGCGCCGGCAACGGCCGATAGGGGCCGAGCCGATGGGAATGCGACCCACGCTCGCCGAGGTGCGCGGATGGATCGGGGTGCCGGCAACGGTGCTCACCGATGCGCAGCTCACGACCGTGCTCGAGGCCGAGGAGGAGAAGCAAGCCGCATATTGCCTCATTCCTGCCGACCCCGACGCATTCCCATCGGCGCTCACGCAGGCGCTCTACCGTCGAGTAGCTCGAGAGTGCGCGGCACGTTCGGTGCCTCTCGGGCTCCTCGGCGATGGGGTGGATTTTGCGCAAGCTCGGTTGCCGTACCTCGATGCGCAGGTGGAGGCGTC